AAACGACTTGGTAATATAGCAAAAGACTTAGCGAAAAAGAACGCCGAACGAGCCAGAGAACAAGCGAAAGAAGCAAAAAAATCCATAAGCGCTCAAGCCGAGAATGCAATAAAAAAGACAGACGATAAAGCAATTAAGGATGCCTCAAATGAGTCTATCAATAGCAATCTTGCTGATTATCTCAACAAACGCAGAAAATAGCGAAACATTTTCTATCCCACCAGTTCCTCCTGGGTTACCAAAAGCAAAAACAGCGCCTGTTGATGGATTTTGGATTGACAGTGACGGCAATAAAGAAGAGTCAGAAAATCCGTGTTCCATGTTCTGCTGCGATGGCTGTGATTGTAGTGTTTGGAAAAAATATGTTGATTGTGACCGCTATAAAGAAGAGCATGGTGTATTCCTTCCGCTAGAATTATCACAAGACGTGTTGATGAGGTTGGAGCTACTTGAGCGAACTCCAGAAATGTGCAAAGAGCGCCTTGTTTGGGCAAAGAAGCGTTGTGATATTGATATCAACGCAGCGGTAGATGTTGCGCTCGCAGATGCTGGTTTAGAAAGAATAGAAACTGACACGAAGCAATCCGGATGGCCTACGTGGCAAGTTGCTATAATTGCGGTCGGGGCATCTGTTGTTGGTGCATCAATCGGCGCTGCTGCGATCGCTATTTATAGGTGATGAATGAATCACATTAGATTTCCTCGCTGGTCAAAGCGTGTCGACAAAACAAAAATACACCCAGATTTGGTTTGTGTTATAGATAACGCTCTTGAGTACCTAGAAGAGATAGGGCACCCGTTTAAAGTTTACAGCGGGCTTAGGACGTTCAAAGAACAGGATAGGTTGTTCTCGCAAGGGCGTAATTCTGCTGGGCACATAGTAACAAACGCCATGGGCGGTCAGTCAATGCATAATTACGGTCTTGCTGTTGATTTGGCTCCGTACAATTTAATTACAGAAGACCCAAAGGATTTATGGTGGCCATCTCCTGAACAAAAGAAAAATAATCCATGGGATGCCCTGGGCGTAGCCATAGAGACTGCATCACGCATGTTTGGTGTTGATGGGCTTGAATTTGAATGGGGTGGCCACTGGAGGTTTAAAGACGTCCCTCATTGCCAGATCAGAACAACACTAAAAGAACTAGACGCGGGCCTGTTTCCATATTGCTCAAGATTAAGCTGGCTTATTGATGCACATAAAGCATTCTTGTTTGACACAGCATGGATCAACAGACGCATTCAGAACATGCTTAACGCGACAGGGATAAGCGTTGGCGCTGTGGATGGTGTTGTGGGGCCAAGAACAATTAGAGGCATATTTGAGTTCAGGAGAAACCAAGGAATGGAAAGAGAAGATGACGTGGTCACAAAGAATCTTGTAGAAAAATTAGTTATTGCTTGTTATTAATAGCACGTCAAGAACTAGACTCTGATCTCTTCATAAACATCGATCCAGGGCACGGTCAAAACTGTGACACTGACCCAGACCGCGACCCCGACCACGACCACGACCGCGACCACGGCCACGGCCTCGACCTCGACCACGACCACAACCACGAACCCGAACACGACCACGACAACGACAACGACCACGACCGCGACCCCGACCTAAGCCCTACCCAGCGCTCAAAAATAACTATGCTCATTTTTTATGCCTCGACCAAGACCGCGACTGTGCCCCAGACCCAGACCTTAGCCCAGACCGAGACCACGGCCCTGACCACACCCACGCCCACGCCCCAGACCCCGACCCCGACCCAGACCACGACCTAGACCTACCCCACGACACCGACCGCGACACAGTACCTCCCCAACGCTCAAAAATAACTATGCTCATTTTTTATACCTCGACCACGACCGCGACCACGACCCCGCCACAGATCCCGACCACGACCCCGCCACAGATCCCGACCACGACCACGACCACGACCCAGATCCCGACCACGCCCACGACCACGCCCGCATCCCCGCCCCAGATCCCGACCACACCCACGAACGCATCCACGACCCAGACCGCGACCACGGCCCCGACCTAAGCCCTACCCAACGCTCAAAAATAGCTGTGCTCATTTGTTATACCTCGGCTTATCAAAAGACATCTTGTCCGCTACTGTCGACGCTTTCATTTGAAAGCATCAATCAAAACCAGGCTCACGCTCTATGTCAACAACAGCCTTCCGCTCACTATATGCTTTAGACGCAATTGCTTTTTCCTCGCCTTTGAGTTTATTTATCTGGCCAGTCATCCTGTTTAGCTGCGCCCATGATGCAGACATTTCTATACCTGCTAAAGCAGCTTTTAGCCCTTCGCTCATTTTGGTTTCTTGTTGAGGGTAATCTTTTTCTTCGAACACCTCACCTGTTGTTATGTCATAGTCTTTATTATTTTTATTATTGCGTCTTTTTTCCATCAATTCTTTCGTCTTTGTTTGGCGTGATTCTTCAGGCTGTGGCTCATTTGTTATACTGCCATTTATTATTGAATCATTGTCATCGAAGTCGATGTCATACCCACCGCCTTGATTAGATATTCTTTCTACCTCGATCAGTTTTGCGTTTCTTCCAGTCCAATCAACTGGTAGGTCTTTCACAATTCTGACAAGAGGCAGTTTCCTGTTCATCCTTGACCCCCAATTTACCCATGCGGGGGAATTAGGGCTTTTGGATGCATTATGAGCCTGCTCTAGTTCATCTTTTGAACACCACTCCACAGAATGCAGTAAGGATGGCTGCATGGCAGGTGTCCCTTGCTTGTAAGCCGCCGCGTAAGCGCCGATTATCTCGCCTTTTTTGTCTAGCTTTTGTTTGTGCATTATAGATGGCGGTATTTTTTTGATTTCAAATTCATCGCCTTCTCTGACAACATCAAAAACAACATCATACCCAGCGCTTTGTGCTGCGCGTTGCCAGCACCTATATCCAGGGCTAAGAGTGCACTGGTTGCCATATTTAATAAGCCACCCTTCGCCAAGGCCTGCGGTTAAATCTATGCCAAGCATTGCCGCTTGCATGACTGACCTTGCTATTGATACCGGGTCACATTGGGCAGAGTCGCGCATTTCTGCGACCGCAATCATTCCCGATAAAATCAATCGTTCAGCCCTTGGCTCGCTAGACAACACCTGTGCTATCTGTTTTTTTCTTTTTTCCAGAATTGCGTGAACGACAGTTTGTGTGTGTTGTAGTGCTATTTTTGTTTGTGGTTGTTGTGACATAAAAAACATCCTTTTGTTTGTTGTTCTATTTTTTGTTTGCTGTTTTTGAATCTAGGCGGATCCCAGTCGCAAGTGTTTTCAGCGTTAAAACTTTCACCAAGAATTGATTTGCACTTTTCTTGGTGCATGCAATTTGCGCATCTATAAAGTTTTTTTGTTCTTTCTGTGTTTTCGCGGATAATTTGTTTTTCGCTCAACAGCTCAACAGATTCAGGCATTTCGTCAAGAAAAGATATGTCTGCGTTTTCCTCTGCCATATGCTCTCGCCATAAAGAGACTGCGCTTTTAAATGTTTGCGTTTCAATGATGTCGAAATCCCCGTCGAACATTACTCTAAATACTCGCATTGTTTTAACCCTTCACGGTAACACGAAGCACGCGAGGGCCAGGGACTACTCTTGTATGTTTTCTTATCAAATCTTCAGGTGGCTTCATTTCGTTAACGATGCTTTTCCAGTCTGTTTTTGTTGAGTCTTTGTTATTCTTCCAAGTTATTTTCCACCCATTACCTATGGACCCCTCGTGATCTCCGAGCAGTTCACGAATACGTGTTTTGGCTATTTCTTCTCTTTCTTCAGCATCTTTTCTTGCTGCGCTATATGCTTCTTTTTCTCGTGCAAGTTGTTCTAGTTCATCCGAAGGTTCAATGAACTTTCCAAGTGACCTTGGGTGCATCAATAAAATGTGAGCTGAATCTCTAGATGCGGTTGCGGGTGGCGGTTTGTCTGCAACCACGTAGTCGCGATGCCATCTTGCTAAATCTTCTATGATAGTGCTTGAAAACTCTTCATCACGATTGACGTAATAAATACGGAACTCGAAGTTAAAGCCACCGATCAATACAGGCACAATGCACCGTATTGCTTTTGGGTGGTGAATTAAATGCCAATGGCTTTGGACTAAAGCGCCTGTTGGTATATCATCCGTCCCCTCTTCGCCCCAATTTTTAGATGCCGTCCCAGATACTGTTTTAGCTTCACCTGCGTATTCTTTCCTGTCTGTAACAACCCTGTCGTCCGAATATATAGCATCCGCGCTGTCTGCTGCCCATTCTAGGGATGGGTGTTTTACGAACGGGGCTTTGTGTCTTGTCAACCCAAGGACATCGCATGGGTAGTCAAGCACAAGATCTTCAAGCATATCCCCTCTTTTCATTGCCTTTGTTTTTTCATGTTTTGGCAGCCGACCGGTTATCTGCATCCATGCATCTAGTGGTGTCATTTTTTCATGTTCGCCAAAAGCAGCGGCGGCCACGCTTGAAGTGATATATCCTAAACGCTGAGAGATTTGATCATCTGTGAGGGCCATTTTTTATCAATCCTTTTCCTTTTTGTTTTAAAAAACCAGCGCCCGTCTTGCCGGCAACGTCATTGCACGAAACGGGCGCTGGCCAAGCCGCACCATTGCGACTTACTTGGTAAATCTATTTCTTGTATGCTTATAACCATCCTATCTACACCGACCACGACCACGCCCGCAGCCCCGACCCATACCTATGCCACGACCTTGGCCCAGATCGAGACCACGGCCCTGACCGCTCCCAAGCCCACGACCCAGCCCACGACCACGACCAAGCCCACGACCCAGCCCACGACCTAGGCCCTACCCAGCGCTCAAAAATAGCTATGCTCATTCTCCAGACCACGCCCACGAATGATTCCACGCCCCCGACCGCGACCACGCCCGCGGAACAAGCCCTGAGCTAGACGACGACCACGCCCACGTCAACGACCACGCCCACGCCAACGACCACGGCTCCGACCACGGCCAAGATACAGACCACGGCCCCGACCTAGACCACGCCCGCGCCCCAGACACAGACTGCGACAACGGCCCCAGGAACGCCCACGGACCCGGCCACGCACCTACCCAGCGCTCAAAAATAACTATGCTCATTTTTTGTACCCCAACCGCGAACACGGCCACGGCCCCGACCACGACCCCGACCACGACCACGTCCCCGACCGCGACCACGACCGCGACCACGCCCCAGACCACGACCCCGACCTAAGCCCTACCCAGCGCTCAAAAATAACTATGCTCATTTTTTGTACCTCGACCGCGACTGCGACCGCGGCCCCGACCACGACCGCAACCACGACCCCAACCACGACCCCAACCACGACCGCGACCACGCCCACGCCCCCGACCACGACCCCGACCCCGACCCCGACCCCGACCCCGACCTCGACCACGCCCACGCCCCAGACCACGACCACGACCTCGACCACGACCACTCCCCAGACTGCGACCACGGCCTCGACCTAGGCCCTACCCAGCGCTCAAAAATAGCTATGCTCATTTTTTGTACCCCAACCGCGACTGCGACCGCGGCCCCGACCCCGACCACGACCACGACCCCAACCACGACCCCAACCGCGACCCCGACCACGACCACGCCCTCGACCCCGACCTCGACCCCGACCTCGACCACGTCCCCGACCGCGACCACGACCGCGACCACGCCCCAGACCACGACCACGGCCGCGACCACGGCCACGGCCTAGGCCCTACCCAGCGCTCAAAAATAACTATGCTCATTTTTTGTACCTCGACCACGAACACGGCCACGGCCTCAACCTCGAACACGACCGCGGCTGCGACCTCGACTGCGACCTCAACCACGACACCGACCGCGACCCCGACCCCGACCACGACCACGGCCACGACCCCGACCTCGAACACGACCACGACCTCGACCTAGGCCCTACCCAGCGCTCAAAAATAGCTATACTCATTTTTTATACCCCGACCCCGACCTCGAACACGACCCCGACCTAAGCCCTACACGGCGCTCAAAAATAGCTATGCTCATTCTTCGTTCTCCGACACTCTCTCACACCACAACCAGCAATCTAAATAATGCGGCTATTTTTGTTAAAAGATATCGGTATAAACATGACATAGGCTTCGCCTGAACACTTAACCGAAACCTATGTCATGGTATGGGTGCAATCAGACGAATTATAGTGTCTTATGTTTCCATGGACTGGCATCAATAAGAGCGCGGCGACCTACACAAACAAGGCCCTTCGGGAAAGGTTCAACGCTCTGCATTTTACCAGTTTTCAGCGCTTCAGAAAATTGGCCTGTGTCTGCAACCCACGAAACGTTTTCAAGCACTATTTCTAGATCATCAATACTGACAAGTTTTCCAACATAATACATTGTTACCGTACGGATAAAATACCGTTCGCCAGGAACCCAAAAAGTTTCATTTTTCATTTTCCTTTTTTCTTTTTCCATTTTCCTTTTTCCTTTTTTAATAGGTTAAAAATTGGCAATGGGCCGTTTTTTTCGACCCATTGCCGTTCGCGCACGTCACACAGGAAAGAAGTGCGCTATCTATCGATTTAAAAGGTGACGCCAAATCAATCTCATATCGATCTCTTATTTAATGTTTTGGCGCCACCAAGCCGCACTATTACGGCATTTTGTTTCTTATTAACCCGTCTCTTACTGCGTTATATTTCGCTGCAATTTTACGCAATTTTTCAACAATATCCCTATTGTTACATTTTATTTCTGCCAAGTTTAAAACGGATGCGATTAAGTCATCACGAGATTTTTCCAGCTCTCGGCAAAAAGAATTAACATCGTTAATATGGTCGTCGCTATGTAGAGGGTATCCGCTCATTGTTTTTGACCTTCAACACATACGGTCGCAACCAAGTCCTCGAACGATGACCCAGCACAAGATACCGCTTCCTTTAATTCTTCGATCGTGTGGCAGTCTGCCATTGCCGCGACAGTATTATCCATTATCTCTTTGATAATTTTTTTAGCGGTGGTGACCGCATCGTAATTATCATTGCGCCCTATAGCCACACCAAGTCGTCGTTTGAATGACTCCATGTTTTTTGCTATAGTCTCTAGCTTGTTCTTGTTGTCTCTTATTGCAGACATTGTTCTTGATTCTGCTTTTTCTCTCTCGATACGGGATAGGTGAGATGTTTTTTCAGCCCTCCTACGGATATCTTCCGGAGAAATAGAGAATGTGCCTCTAAGGATATCCGTTGCGGCAGAAAAATTTGATTTTGCGTTCATGTGTTTCTCCTGTGTTTTGCTGCATATTATGATGATGCATTATTTTGTATCTTTGTGCAATAAAAAAATGTAGGTTAAATCTTTTTTTGTAAAAAAGTACATCTTTGTGCGTCATTAATGCACGAAAAAATACTTGAAAATATTATCATTATAATGTACGCAAAAAATATGAAAAATGGACGATTAATAAAAAACGCGCGGCTTTGCGCTGGTTACTCAAGGAGAAAGCTTGCGAAAGCTGTTGGGTGCAGCGTTGGGAGCATTGTATGTATGGAAGATGAGAGAGACAACAGAAGCGTTGGTGTATCCATCCTAGACGCCATATGTCATAAACTTGGCATAACTGTTGTTATTGGCAATGGCGACTACATTGAAAATCGCTCGGCTTCGACGGTAAAATGGAACAAAAAGAATATAAAGTCATACTTGTAGACCCGCCTTGGTCATTTCGCGACAAACAAATGGCTGGTCACAGGGGCGCTTGTTGTAAATATAAAACCATGTCAAATAGGCAACTTTACGCGCTTCGTGAATACGTCGTTGGTGTGGCTGATGAAGATTGTTTTTTGTTTGTTTGGGCCCCGACCACACATACAATCGAGGCAAAGAAATTAATAAGCGCCTGGGGTTTTCAGCCCAAGCAGCAACGTGCTTTTACATGGATAAAAACAACCGTCAACAATAAGCTTTTTTGGGGTATGGGGACTCTCACTCGATCTAATCCTGAAGACGTTTGGTGTGGTGTAAGAGGAAAACCTAAACGCGCAAGTGCAAGTGTCCATTCGGTTATCATGGCACAGCGAAGAGAGCACTCACGTAAGCCGGATGAAATTTATACGCGCATAGAAAATCTTTGCGGTCCTGGACCAAAACTAGAAATGTTTGCAAGACAACGTTGGCCTGGCTGGGACGCTCACGGCGATGAAATAAATCTCTACAGAACGCTCACTCGATATGAAGACCAAGCACAGCCCTAACAGACGCGCCAAACAAGACATTCTTCCGTTTTTGGCAATCAGGCAACTTATCGTAATCTACAATACATGGATGTGTCTTACTATCTACGTCCTTTACATTGCCATAAACCCAACCATCTTTTATCTTATGCTCCATCCAGCATTCATGTTGCTCCATAGCTGTGATTGCCGATTTCTCAATTATCTTTTTAACGCCCGCCAAAACGCTGTCTTTTTGCCACTGTGGCGCATGTTCCCACGGCGGTTGGGAGTCATCACCAATTGATCGACAATACGCACGATTAACCTCATGAGATACCTTCGCAGCAAGTTCTTCTTTGCACATGTTTGTTTCCTTTTTTAATGATCAACCATAAATATTGACATTAAAAATAATTATGTCAATATTTCTAAGTGACCATGAGACAGTCATCTAAAATATAAATTACCCGGCCTGTATGGCAAATCCTTGTCTCATGGTCAACCATGCGGGTCGGGCTTTTTATTTGAACGTGTAACGCAATAATGTTACACAGCCGACATGCACACATACGCAAAACTTTTCTCGGATATTTTGCACTCAACGATCTGGCAGCAGCCAAATCATATCAAAGTAGTATGGGTAACAATGCTTGCGATGGCAGACAAAGAGGGACAAGTCGGTGCCTCTTGCCCAGGCCTAGCAAAGGCTGCTGGTGTGTCTCTTGCGGACTGTAGGGAAGCGTTAAGCTACTTGCTATCCCCTGACAGCGAATCTCGGACGAAAGAATACGGGGGCAGACGAATCGCGGAGATGAGTGGTGGTTGGCTTATCCTGAATTACAAAAAATACAGAGATATAAAAGATGCAGAGTCAGTCAGAGAGAGTGTCAGGGCGCGTGTCCGTAAGTACCGAGAAAGAAAGGAATCATGTAACGCAGATGTAACGCAATGTAACGCATGTAACGCATGTAACGCAGATGTAACGCATGTAACGCAATGTAACGCGAAGAAACAAAATGTAACGACATCAGATCAGATCAACTCAGATCATCTCAGATCAGATCAACAAAACTTAGAATCGAGCGTATGTGGTTCTTCAGGCGTAAATGTTTCTACAAACGCAGTTAAAACCAACACCACTGTCGACTTAAAAAAACAAGTCGACCTCGTTGTTAAAAAAAAATCAAAAGAAATTCTTGCTGTTTTTGATTGCTACCGAGAAAAACATCCGAGGTCTCACCCGAAACCAAAAAGCACAAGCAAAGAATGGCGTGCAATAAAAGCAAGACTTGATGAGGGGTACAGTGTTGAAACGCTAAAGCTGGCGATCGATGGAATGCATTTAACGCCACACAATTTGGGTGACAACGAACGCGGCCAAAAATATCTTAGTCTTGAATTATGCATGCGTAACGGAAGCCAGGTTCAGCGATTTGCTGAAACAGCCAGTTTTGGACCACCCAAAAAGCCAGAACGGTACATGACAAACACAGAAAAAATAATAATGGGTGCTGAAGAATACAACGAGCTTATTGAAGAGAGAATGAACAATGAGAGAGAAAAACAACGAGAAAGAGTCAGGGAAAGAGAAAATCCCAGAATGGTTCTCAATGCTGCTCTTAAAGACAGCAAAACTCTATCCTGGGACGAAAATTGAAATGTCGACTATTGCTGTTTGGTGGGTGTATATGGGCAATATCGACGGAAGGCACATAACAGCCGGAATGGAACGGGCTGTCAAAGAAAGCCCGCTTTTTTTACCTACAGCGGAAAGTGTAAGGGCCTTCGCAGTAGAAAGCAGGATAAAAGAAGCAAAAACAAGAGAAAAATCTAGTTTTAACCGTGCTGATCAAGATTACGTTTTTGTCTCAAAAGAAAACCCAGCCTACGACCTCGCCGAAAGGTGGGTAAAAGAATCTCGCGACCTAGGGCTATTTCCGTCAAGTAGAACACCAGCGAACATAGCCAAAGCAAGGATCACAGAACTTGTCGCATTTTTTAATTCAAAACAATTTGCAGGAGATTTGTGATGTTCGTTGCACATGCCTCTCAAAGCTTCGAGGTTAACGTATAATGGATTTTTTAAAAAACCGGGATGTATGTACCACCCATGGTGAGAAAAAAGAAAAATCAAGTGTTTCTGTTGAAAATGGATTGTGTTTTAAGCATAAGTGCCTGGCTGGGTGGTGGTTATCCGATTGGAGCGACTTCGAGCTAAGGTTTGTTGTGCTCGGGCCCCCAATATCGTTTAAACGCGCAAAAAAAATTATTGTTATAAATAAGCATGCAAGCCTTGCTTTGACGAAGGAAGCAAAAATTTATATGGACAGCGCGGCCACCCAAATACGCAGGCAATGCGCAGAAATTACAGGCTTGCCGATACCGAAGCATATTGAAATCAATGCAGCGATAAAAAGCTATCTCCCAACAAAAAGGCTTACTGACTCGTCAAACCTGTATCAAGGTGTAGAAGACGCGATGCAATCATGCAGGGTTACTTGTAATTCTTGGTGCAGGATGCATGCATGTTTGATTGAAGACGATTGCCAGATAAGAACGCATAATGGGAGCAACAGACTGTACGATAAAAATAATCCTAGAGTAGAGATAGTATTGACGCCGTACGAAAGCTGTAGAAGCAAGATTGAAGCAGAGGTTACAAATGAAAGAAGTGACTCAAAAATATCAAACAAAAAAACTTGAAGAGCTAATAATGAAAATCAAAGAGAAATATACTCAAAAGAAACGAGTATTCGTTTGCTCGCCGTTTTCTTCCGCGACAAAGAAAGGGCTTGAGTCAAATATTGCGTACATGCGTCACTGCTTGTTTGACTGTATTGAGAAAGGTGAAGCGCCATTTGCCCCACATGGTCTTTACCCACAAGTCCTTGATGACAAAATACCAGCACAAAGAAAGCTTGGCATAGATTGTGGACACGCCTTTCTTTGTGTTTGTGATTATGTCGTCGTGTATAAAGACTTGGGTATTAGCGCAGGGATGTGTCTCGATATTGAGGCGGCAAAAAAAATGGGGAAAGAAATTGTTTTTAGGTTGTTAAGCAATGATACCTAGTGATCCAAAGAAGCTCGCAGATGTTTTGAAGTTGCCACTATGGAAAAGACTGTGTCTTTACGCTTGGTGGTATTGTAAATTGTAAAGGAGATCAAATGGATGTTGTAGAGAAAGCTGTTGCCACAATTGTTATAGGTGTGGTTTTGTTTTTTGTTTTTGGCTTGATTGGTTGTCTTTTCAATAAAAGAACATTTGACTATGAGGAGATTGAAAAAGCTGTGAGAGACAAAAAACAGAATAAAGGAAAACGATCAAACTCTGACGATTAAACTCTGACGATTAAACTCTGACGATTAAACTCTGACGATTAAACTCTGACGATTAAACTCTGACGATTAAACTCTGACGATTATCATATACTATATTGTCACTCCCGAAGCTGCGTAAATCGCAAGACATGTCTCGTCTGTTGATAGGTCGCCTGCTTTGTTTGCCACGCTGGTTACGCCACTGTGACAGCGCGGACATTCCCACGTCCAGAATACAAGATCGCACACCTCTGTCTTACCGGCCTTGTCGGGCCTTTTGTGCCATTCTTCTCCACATGAGCATACAGCTATGACTCGCTTATTTCCGGGCATTTTGTTGCTCCATATCACGCTGATTTGTGTTTCCTAGACGCCCTTGCGTGCGTTTCGCTTATTTTTCGTTATCCTTATTTTCGGCTTTCGCGCCGTAAAAAAGTGCGTCCGCTAATATTTTTGCGGCTTCCTCGGACGCCATCTTGGCTCGCTTTTTGAGGTATTCGCCCATCATTTTTCTTGCGATTTTAAGTAGATCTCTTTGGTCTTGTGGTGTCATTGTTGTCTCCAAACTCTGACGAATTTCGTAGTAAAAAGTGTGTTGTATGGTCACTCCGGATTATGCTACATTATCAGCCAGCAAGCCTCGGCGAGTCTCATTGCGCTCTGTACGGAGTCTGATCCTGAGCCAGGGCCCATTTCTCGCCCGTTCTCGTTAACCCATACATATTTTGTCGCAAATCCTCTCACGAGGCGGAGGGTTTTGATTATCTCTTTGTCGTTGTGTGTGTAGCCTACAACCGCTTTGATTTTTCTTGCTGCTCTCATAGTCGTTTTCCTGTGCGTTTGTGTTTCGCTCGGGTCTCGCTGGATCGTCAGTCTACATTTCGTGCCAATTTCGCCACTTAAGTGATTCTATCCATCGCTCGTTATCCTCGCGGATGTATCGCTGTTCTTCGGACTCGATGCACGCGCGCTTGCATGTGCGGATCAGCTTATGCCTCCAATTTCGGCGCAGTATGAGATAATGATGCTTGACCCAATAATAAATTTTCGTTGTCATGATTTTTTCCTGTGTTTGTTTCGCCTAGACGCCCTTGCGGGCGTTTCGCGCGCTCATCGGTAGGCTTGCTTACACCTCGACGATCTTGTAAGACGTGCAATATTGACCAGCATCTAGATCGTCGATACATTTCTGGGCGTCTTTGACCGAGGTAAAGACCATCTCATTACCGTCGTCTGTCAGCCATCCGATATTGTCGTTGTCGCTTAGCAGGTGATGACGTACGAGCACCTGTAGCGACTGGGCATCATCGGACGGGTCATCTATGGCGTCTAGGCCTTTGATCTGTGCTATTATCAGAGCTCTGTCAGCGCCTTGCATGCTGTCCGGTATAAGATATGCTGCAAGATCGTCGTCGTCTGGCTCGTAGCCACTGTCATATATATCATAGATACGGCTCGCGTTATCATTTGCCTCGATGACGTATCCTCTATCATTGATCTCCCATGCCTTGACTACGCCATAATCTGGGCCGCAAGCTGCGGTGTATTCGTGCACTGGCTTTACGCGGTTTTGTTGTAATGCTTCGACAATTGCTTCGGCTGTTTTGCTTGTTGTTGTCATGATTTTCTCCTGTGTCTCTTGTCTCTATATACGTCACAAAATGTTTTAGTGTTCAGCGGATATCGCAGGTGGCGAAGTCATGTAAAATCGTCTCTGCGCCGTAATAGCGATCGCTCTCATACACTACGGCGCCTTGGATAGTGGCCGTTATACGTGGGGGCTGGCCGACATGCTGCGTTACGCGAATAAGCGCATCCCCATCGTCTGTCACCAAAATGACGCCATCAAGAGCACTTAGTATAGATAGCGGGATAGCCCCCTTTAGGCGATCCTCATACACTGGCTCCAAATATGCTACACCGCGGATATTCACGACGCTCGTCGATGACAGATTGCGGCCAAGGCTTTTGCTCAAGCTTGCCTCACTCCAGCCGCATTCTGTCGCTTTGTCTGTGATGTGTTGCGTTAATGTTGTCATGGTCATTGCTCCTGTGTGATTGACCTTATATATACATGGTACCATTATATTGTACGATCGCTACAATATAATGTACATGCAAGATCTTTTTTTTTTTTTTTAAAGTACGTCTTGGTGCGTTATCTTGTCTATTATTACATTGTGCGCTTGCGCTTGCGCGCTCGCGCTGTTATGTCCTGTGGACAGGTGAGGGCAAGTTGTAGGACACGGGGGTCGAGTTGCAAGTGTAATGCGTAAAAAAATTACCGTTATCTGAGTGCTTACAAGAGATAGAGAGGCTGTGCTTGTAGCTCGTATCAAAGCAGGCGGGCGCAAGGGCATTATAGCCTCATCTGAGCTATGCGTATCGATGCGACCCTACGTCATGCACCTGGCTCATCGTGTATCGACACAATACCCAGCGCTAGATACAGACGACGTGATACAGTCGCTATGGATGCGCGTGCTCATGCTCGCACGCACGCACGACACGTCGCGCTCTAGGCTGCTACACATGGTGAGACTGTACGCTGTCCCCAAGGTGATCAGAGACCTCACACATCAATGCCAGAGACAGCCATCTGTCAAGACTAAGATATCTACATGGAGATACGATGCGTGCGAGGTGCGTGATGGCGATGCGGTCGCAGACCCAAGAGACGCGATCGACACTATTATAGATACAGCCATTGACCAATGAGCGATGATATTATACCCAGTGTATCATGCGTCATCTAAGTAAGGCCGAGCTAGCGCACATCGAGCGTATATATGCAGGCGGGATCAAGACATCTGAGGTCGTCTCTATTTTTCGCCACAGGGCCCCTTTTGGCGAGTCGGCGCTGCGCAAGTATGTGCAGTTAGGCATATTGCCTAAATCCATGCGCGTGGGTAGGCGCGGACAATACCGTGGGTCAAATGGCCTGTACTCCGTGCAAATCGTGCGCTTGATCAACGACATCAAAAAGGCCATCGATCAAGGCATCACGCTCAAAGAAATTCGCTTGAGTCATATTGGCCTTAGCGGGAGAATTAGTGCGCTCAATGCCGCGTGCGATGCCGTGTTTGAGCATTTTCGCGAATCTGTGTCAAAACTAACAATCACGACCAAACAACGTGCTGCACTACTTCAAAGGCTTGACGATCGGCAGCGCGCCTTGCGAGAGCACTGCGATGCCTTGGGCGCCATGGCTAGACGCGCATTAGCGATACGCAGGTGACTGACATCGTAATCTATCGATATGAGCGACATTATATTTCGAGCGGCGACACAAAGCGATTTACCGCTGGTATACTCTGCATGGCTCAAATCCTACGCAGGCTGTAGGCCCCCATGTGTATCCCTTGATGGCTACTACACAGGCCATCATGACGTGATCGAGAGACTGCTCGACCGTGCGCCCGTCACAGTGGCTTGCACAGATGACTCACGCGATACGATCGTCGGATTTTGCTGCCACGAGCCGCATACAGTGCACTACATCTATATTAAAAATATCTACAGGGCCAAATACTGGCCACGCGAACAGGTCGCCCTACGACTCATGAGTGAGTGCATTGATATCGCATCTGCAATCATGATAAGCCACAAGACAAGGGCTATGGACAAATTTTTGTCCAAAAACAAGCTGACAGCGGTTTACAACCCATATCTTGCATGGACGGAAAAAGATGGAAAAAAAAATGAAGGTAAGGTCAATCACATTTGCAGATAAGCAGCATCGCATCGAGGGCATGCATATAGGCCCTATCTTGCGTGCAAACGAAAAGGTGTCTCTGTATATGGATATCCCATTTGTCGAGTGCCACTTTGCTCAAGACCCAGGACGGATACATATGGTGCCTATGTACGGCATATCGGACATTTGCATCGAAACAGATGTCGAGGACGGAAAGTAGCCCCTAGATGAAAGTCTTTACGCAGCGCATGCGGCGATTTTGTCGCGAATACATAATCGATAATGACGGTACCGCGGCAGCGATACGCTCTGGCTATGCCAAGAGGGGCGCAGCATCTCGCGCCTGTGAGATGCTTAAGAGCAAGCACGTAATACGGCGTATAGAAGAGCTACGCAAAGAGCAGCACAAACGTCTCGATATACGTGCGGATGACGTGCTGTCAGAGCTAATGCGTATATCAATGTCTAGTGCAGCGGACATTTTTGATGAGCATGGCGAAATCAAGCCCATAAACGAGATACCGAGAGAAGTGCTCGCATGTGTCCGGTCAATCAAAAGACGAATCGACAAAAATACAGGACTACCGATATTCGAATTTAGCTTTTGGGACAAAACAAAGACACTTGAGACCCTGTGTCGTCATCTGGGATTGCTTCAAGACAACACCAATGTGCGATTTCCAGACGGTATACCGGATGAGCTAAAGGCGATGTCAGAGCCAGAAATAGACGACCTCATACGACAAGAAGCAAAAAGACTAGACAACTGAACATGTCTTGGACAAAAACGCAGCTAATCGCCGAGAGACGACGGCGCAGCGACATAAAAAACAGTCTGCTTGGCTCACTGCACGAAAAACAACGCGCATTTGCGCTAGACCCAGCAAGGCGAAAATCGGCTCTTACAACACGACGTGCAGGAAAAACATACGCGGACGCGATAGCTCTTATTTTGAGCGCCATAGAGCGCCCAGGAAGCATCAATCCGTTTGTCACATTGAGCCGGCCTGTAGCAAAGCGTATCATGTGGCCTGTGCTCAAGCAGCTTAATAGAGACCATAACCTTAATGCCAGCATCAATGCCTCGGACCTTGCTTTTTCGCTGCCTGGGGGCGGTCAAGTGTGGTGCACGGGTGTAGACGACGATGACTCGGTCGAAAAGCTGCGTGGGTCAGCCTACCCATGCGTGGCAGTAGATGAATGTGCGTCCATGGGTGGTAAGATGCAAGCGCTTGTAGATGACGTTCTAGGGCCGGCGCTGCTTGACTACAATGGGGCACTGCTTTTGACTGGCACGCCGTCCGCGATATGCGCGGGATATTTTTTTGACGTTACAAATGGCATGCCTGGGTGGTCAGTGCACAAATGGTCTGTCCTAGATAACACGTATCTCCCGGACGCCAAGGCCTACATTAATCAGCTTATAACTGAGCGCCAATGGGACGAAAACAACCCTACCTACATGCGCGAATGGCGTGGTTTATGGGTCAAATCAATCGAGACGCTGGTCTACAAATATCGCAAAGACTGCATTGTTGACGCGCTTCCAGCGGGTGAATATACGCATGTCCTAGGGGGCGATATTGGCTTTGATGACGCTTGCGCGCTCGTTATGGCATCGTGGGCCCCAAGCGGAGATGGTGTGCTGTACCTGCACAGCGAATGGAGGCAAAACAAGCTAGACGTTACGTCTTTTGGCGAAAAAATAAAAGAGTATCGCTCAAGGTACAAATTTAGGCGCATTGTAATCGACCGTGGCGGCCTTGGTAAAATGATTGTCGAAGAATTGAATAACCGCCATGGCGTAAATGCTAACCCAGCGGAGAAAGCGGACAAGCCAGGCGCAATTGAGCTGCTTAATGAAGACCTGCGTCGAGGGCGCGTCAAAATCGTGGGCTGCCAAAAGCTTATTGAAGAATGGGACTCTCTGCAATGGAGTGACCCGGACAGAAAAATTGAAGACGATAGGTTTGATAATCATTGTTCGGACGCGTCCTTGTATGCCTATCGCGAATCCCGTCATTATCGTGCAAAGGCGCCACCGCCAAAAGACATGCGAAGTCTAACCGAAATAGAGCAAGAAAAATACAAGCGCAAGCTTGAGGCGCAAGTCATAAATAAAGCATCGAGTAAATACAGCCCAAAGTACATATAGCCTTGATTGTAATCTACAGCTAGGAGATACCCGTAATGACTTGGTATACCGCTGACAAAGACGAAGTCGCTCAAAAAATCAAAGCCGCGGCCGACACATGCAAAGAGGGCCTGTCTGACCAATGTGAGCGCATGCGCGCCTATGTTAGGGCGTTCGAGGATGGTCAAAACGTCGAAACGGAAGAAACCTTGTCGGAAATAGGTTCGTTCCGAGATTTAACATGCGGTGGCGCTCGCTCAAAGTATAATATCATCCGGTCTTTGTGCTCTTCGGCATACAACAGGATTTCGGAAATTAGGCCAGGTGTAGAGTGTATAACAGTAGGTGGGACGGTTGAGCGAAAGCATCGCGCGAAGATGATGAATGATATAATACGCGGTCTTTTTGCGCAAACAAAAGTGCATCACAAGATGCAAAAGGCTTTTTTGCATTGCGTTGTAAGAGATGTTGGGATTGTTCATGTTTTTGAAGAAAAAGGTCAGCCGAAAGTCGAAGTTATCGACCCAACAGAAATCCTTTTTGACCAGGAAGACGCTAGAAATAAACCCCCATCGTCTATTTTAAGACGAAAACTTGTCGACAGGCTCACACTAAAAGCACAATTCGAAAAACATGCGAAGGCCATAGATTCGTTGCCACCTCATATGGATTTACTTAGAGAGCCGACAGAGGTAAAAGACAACATTGAAGTCATCGAAGGATTCAGGCTCGCGACAGAGGAAGGCGAGGAAAACGGAAGGCATTCCATTGTCGCAGGTGATCTTGTCTTGTATGATGAGGTATATACAAAATCACGATATCCTTATGTCTTCATTGTATTCGAGCCACGTGTTACGTCGTCTGTGTTCGGTACGGGCGTTGCAAACATACTGTACTCTCTTCAGTACACGATAAACTCTCTGATAGACACCATCGAAGGCGACATGAAAAGATCTGCGCCAATGCTCATGATATATGATGACTCTGAAGTTACAGAGGAAGATGCCGCAAGCAACGAAAGAATGCGTATTGTCAGAGTTAGAACGGCGGGTCTTGAGCCAAAAATTATTTTTCCGCAAAGCGTTTCCCCCGAAATGGAACGCAAATTAAAACAATACGAACAATCTGCTTATGAAATAGTTGGAATTTCGCAGCCATCATCACGGGGCGCTGTTCCTGCCGGCCTAGACAGCGGAAAAGCAATACGCGCGCATGAAGATGTTCAAGACAGCCGATTTGTCGTCTCTAAGCAAAACTACAGGGATGCACATGTTGAAGTTGCGGAGTTGCTTCTTGGCGTGTGCCAAAAGATTTCCGAGAATGACGAGAATTACGAAGTGCAATACAAAAGCAAGGGTGCAATTGAACGGGTAAAATGGAAAGAAGTTATAAAAGATTTGTCTGATTTTGTTTTAGAAGTAAAGCCTATTGGGGCTTTGTCCGGATCCCTTCCTGGTCGCATGCAAGAAGCAAAAGAGATGATGGATATTGGTCTAGTCGAAACAAAAGAGCAAGCCGCCTCGCTGCTTGATTTCCCGGACCTAGAGAAATACAGATCATTCGCTTTGGCTGAAAATGATGCCATCGAATCTATTATTGAATCTCTTTTTGTCCCAGGCGCTGACCCAATAGAGCCCGACCCTTATTTGCCAGTCGAAAAGCTGCGCGCACATGCACAGAAGGCATATGCAAAGGCTTTGGTCGAAGAGCTGCCAGAGGAAACTATCGATATTCTGAGAGATTTCATGGATAGATGCGATGTAATTATTGAGGAAAGAATGGCACAGAAAAGCATGACACAACAACAACCTGTTGCTGCTCCGCAAGAAGCACAACAACAGCAACAAGCCCCAATGGGGTAATCTACAGTCATATATAACCTATTTAGGAGGTTTTTGTGACGACAGAAAACACAAGCCCACAAAGCCAAGACGGGCAACATACAGATCCAGCAGCACAGAATAACACAGAGGAAACGCCGAACGAAAAAGCAATTCGATTGTTCGGCGAGATGTCAGATAAAAACAATGACGATAAAGAAGAAATAAACGAGTCCATTGAAAGCAAGAAACAGGACGATCCAGAATCAAAAGAATCTAAAAACAAAGACGACGTTGGCTCTGATAAAAAAGACGAACCAAAAGAAGAGCCGAGCGTATCAAAGGCATTTGCAGCATTGGCAGAAAAAGAGGCACGGTTTCAAAACGAGAAACGAGAGCTAAAGGCACGTGCGCAGGAGTTAGAGCGCAAAGCATCAGAAACACAGGCCACATTTGACCGCATCAAGCGAAACCCTTTGGCGTTTTTGTCTGAGCTAGGCCTTGATCTTGATTCTGTTTTAAAGGCCGCTGCAAATCCGGAAGATGCTCCAAAACCTGATCAAGCGAACGCGAGCAAAGAAAAGAGCGAAGCGCAAAAGCTTCGAGAGGAATTGGCAGCAAAAGAGCAGCATGAAGCAGAAAGAAAAGCTATTGAAGAATTTTCTCACGAAATAGCCTCACACATATCAGACAACCAAGAAAAATATCCAATGTTATTGATTGAGGATAAAGCGCAAGAACAGGTCCTCGAATTGATTGATGGTTATTTCAGGCAAACAGGCAAGGTAATGCCTATAGATGAAGCATCAGAAATGGTCGAAAGCGAGCTAAGGGCCATGGCTGATAAATGGGCAGGAGGGAAGTATTTGCAGTCAAAAATTGCTAGCCTAAAAGTGAATGGCAGCGACGGTAAAAGCGATGGCGCCAAAAAGAAGACAGAGAGTGCGTCTCTCTCAAATTCTCTCACACCGGCCAACGCTTTAGCGGATCTGACAGAAGAACAGCGAATAGCGATGGCCATCAAGATGTTTGCGGAAAGGTCAAGGGACCCAGCAGACATGGAGTAATCCGTCATGGCTATTACTGCTAGCGACTTAGCTGCGTTGATGAAAATTTTGTACCCTTCTAAGATCATAGATCTTAATGACATAGGATCACCTGCCCTTGTTTTTTTGATGCAAAAAGGGAAGAAAAACGCTTCGATTGACTACAACCAAATCAATACGCAATATGGTTCTGGAAAAGGTGTTTCTGGTACTTTTTCTACAGCACAAAGTAATTCCGGAGCCTCGTCACATGCCAAGTTTACCGTTCCGCTCAGGGACCATTATGGTGTTGCGCAATTTGACCGTAAGCTTATGTTGTCGTCGAAAGACCAGGGAAGTGTTGTTATTGATGCTGTAAAGAATGAAATTGAGACAACCGCAAAAGCTGTCGCAAGAAATGTCGCACATAACGCATTGCGAACAAGAACACGTGTTCGCGGAGTCGTATCTTCTGGTGGCGGTGGGACCTCTTTAACGCTGACAGATAATGAGTCTCGATTCTTCGAGTATGGACAAAGCATTGTCGCGTCTAGCGCAGCAGCAGGCGCAGCCGCTGAAGGCGCGGCTGTCACTGTGTCCGCTGTTAACCATGACACAAATGTCATAACAGTGAGCGGGGCAACCACGGGGCCTTATTTGTTCTTAGAAGGTGACTTGGATGCGAGCGGGACAGGGACCGGAATGGACGGCCTTGAAGGCTGGGCGCCATCGAGCGCACCGTCTGACACCTGGAACGGCCAGAATAGGGCATTAGACACACGTCTTGGTGGGCTACGGGTTACGTCAACAGAGGCATCTGGTAAATCTCGTGTTGAGATCATTAAGCTTGCTGGGCTTAAGATGTTTCGTTCCGGCGTAAAACCTGAGTATGCGTTCGTTAGCCCAGAGCAATTCGATGCTATTGATACCGAGATCTCAGATCAAAAACGATTCACGGAAGACAAGGCTCTTGTCGGGTTTTCTGTGTTGGTTATTAACACCCCAGGGGGCCCTGTCAAAGTTGTCGCTGACCCATTCTGTAAGACAAATGTTGGTTTTGTTGTTGGGTCGAGCGATAATTTCGTAATGTTGTCTCTTATGGATGTTCCTCATATCCAACGCGAAAACGGAATGATGCAAGTATTGGCGTCTGCTGATGGTGCAGAGGTTCGCATCAGCGCCTATTCTAACATTGGCGTGAAGAATACGACCGCCATTTGTTACATTCCATTAACCGCTGTCTAACATGCGACCATTACGCGGATGGGGCTTCGGCCCCATTTGTATGAGGTAAAACATGCTAAAGAATTTACTAAAAACGCTCGGGCAAAACCGTGTCGCTGTTGCCGGTAGCTTTTTGCCGAAGGGGTCTAGTGCGCCAGAAGCTGTTGATGGTCGAGGGTTTTCTGTTGCCCGTGCGTCTCAAGGCGTGTACACGCTCACATTCAACGATCTGTATGCCGAGCTAATATCATGTCTTGTCGGCGTGCGTGATGCAGCAGGAACGGCAACAATGGTTCAGGCGGGGGATTATAGCGCTGCAAATAAGACATTGCAGATCCGAACGTTTCAGGGCTCCTCTGCTTCTGCTTCCGTCAAGCAGCTCGAAGTAGATATGATGGGCATTCGTCCAACTGTTCGACAGAAGGTGATGGAGCTTCACCAGCCAAGGCTTGGGGCAACACCGCCAACACAAGACACAACGAGAAATGGCCTTGCGTTTGACGCAGACGCAGAAACGGTTGACTGGTCCATCCGTGTTCCGAGCGATTGGGACGGCGCATCTGATATTATTTTGCGCCTTCATTATCACTGTGAGTCAGGTGATGCGGCTGCTGACACTGAGACAATTATCTGGGCCACAACTATCAATAGCATTGCTGCTGGCGAAGCTGTTGACGCAGGCACAGAGCAAACGCCAGGTGTCACCTACACGCAATCAGGTGCTGGAACAGACAAGGAGCTTTTGTCATCCGACATTACGATTGACTACAACAGCGGGGATCAGCCTCTTGCGGCTGGGGATTTGCTGCATATTACGTTGAATCGTAATGTGACTGGTGACACTTATTCGGGTGATGCTGTTCTGTTGTTTGCAGAGCTTGTTTATTATACGGCGTTCCCGTCTGTTGTCCCATCTGACAGTTTAGCGGATGGCCCATATCTCGCTCGCGAGAATGGGGCAACTGACCCAACTATGAAGCTTGTATGGCCCGCTGGAGATGTTACGCCTATCCAGTTGCCACCCATCAAGCTACCTGATGACCTTAACTCTGATGTTGATGTCACAGTTCGTGTTCAGGCTAAATCATCGAGCACAAATGACACTCCGACGCTGACAGTCGAGGCATTTGAAGGAATAGGCGACACTGATTTTGGTGGCGCAAGCGGTGCTTTGAGTGACTCGCTGGCCGAGGTTTCGGTGGCGCTTGCCAATGCTGACATTGCTGGGGGAACTGTATTAAACCTCACGCTCACTCCCGGGGCTCACAATACAGACAATGTAGAAATATACTCAATTGCTGTTGAGTATACTTGTGGTGACACCACGAGTGTTGCGATGGCGTTGGCTGATTTAAGCGATGATGCAGACAATGTTGTCAACTTCCTGTGTGTGTTTAGAACAAACAGTATTGTTTAAGGGGGTTGTGATGCCAAAAGGAATTGCAGCCATTATATTGGCAAAAAAGAAGCCAAAAGATGACGAAGAGAATGCGGACGGCATTGGAATGAAGGCTCTTGCCGGAGATCTTATTTCTGCCGTAAAAGACGGCAACAAGCAGGCAATTGTTGATGCGTTTAAAGGCATGTATAATGCCTGTAGTGTTGCCAATAACGAATAGCAAAAGGGCCGGTGGGGGCTAATAATCCCCACCGGTAATGCATGGCAACTTTGTCGACCCTTATCGCTGCTGTTCGTTCACGCATTGATCGAGTCGGATCAGCGTTTATAAGTGATTCAGAAATTACTGGGTGGCTAAATGAAGGTCTTGCGGAGCTATGGGACGTTATAACGCAAGCCAACCAGGACTATACGCTTGAAAGTGACACGGTGTCTATTGTCAGTGGAACTAATACGTATGACTTGTCATCGTTTGATCCTGAAATATTACGCATTCGTGGCGTAACGCTCGCGATTGGAACGCTTCGATACACGTTGAGCCCGTGCTCTATCAGAGAGCGTGATCATGACCCATCCTCTGTCTATCCTTATGTGTATTTGCCTGATTACTATGGAGGAGGGTCTGCGCCTCATAACAGCCCGTATCGTTACAGGCTTGAAGGCCTAAACCTGGTAATTACCCCAGAGCCACAGGAATCAGGAACGGCGACCGTCTACTACACGCCAAAAGTGACGCTACTTTCAAGCCCGAGCGATACAACTGATTCTGCCCTCGAAGCGCACTGGCTGAAACACGCTATCTATCATGCATGCATTGAGGCTCGCGAGAAAGAAGAGGAAGACACCACGTCTCTTCAACGAAGACGAATTGAGATGGAACAGCGCATCAAAAAGGCCGTCAAGAGACGCACGACTGACCCAAAGAGAATCATTGATGTAAATGCCGGTGGTTGGGGATATGGCAGATGATTAAACAGATTGCCGCATACCAGCCAACGAGAACCGTTCCAGATAGGCAAGATTTGGTTCGTATGCAGCAGCAGCCCACACAGGCCATCAACGAGCTGCTCGCGCGCGTTGCTGTGCTAGAGCGCGAAGCAGCGCAAAGCATCATCAAAACTGCGTGGCTCACAGCAGAAGAGGTCGCCAACCCAGCAAACTTTGATTCAACCGGTCTTGGTGTAAACACGTTCAAGGGTCTTGCTATATGTAACGGAAACAACGGGACGCCTGAAATAGACTTCATCTATGACGCAGACGAAGATGAACACATAGTTGGTGACGCTGGTGAGCCAGCGTTTGAAAACTCATGGGTCAACTACAACGCTTCTTCTTATGGATATGCAAGGTTTAGAAAGCTGTCTAACGGCCATGTCGTGATAAACGGGATCGTGAAATCAGGAACGTCGCCCACGATATTTACACTTCCTTCAGGATATACCCCTGTGCACAACTGCTGGTTTGGAGGAACGGCAAACGGAGCCTTTTCGTCTATGAGCGTGTCGCCCTCAGGCGCTGTTTCACAACAGGTTGGATCAAATGTATGGTGCTCATTGGATGATATACGGTTTGACACAGGTGTTCCGACAAACAGGCTCATTCCACTCATGAAGGTGTCTACATGAAGAGCCAAAAGCAGATAGTCGACATACCCATTGCTGTGGGTGTTGAGAGCAAGATCTATAATGCCTTGGTGCAGCCTGGGAGGATGTTGTCTCTAAAAAACATTACGTTCGACAAGGCAGGCGTTCTACAGAAGAGAAATGGATTCTCTCAGGTCGACGCCCCGTACTCTGTGAATAACAGCATACCTCAAGTACTATCCGATCAGCATTCTCAGAATATTGCATTAACCATAAAAGAAAGGAGCTGCCCTGGTCTTCAATCATCCGGTCAGGCGTTCACGTGTGATATTGCAATCCTTCCAAGCGGTCACAAGGCCGTTCTTATGTGGAACGCAACAGACTTAGAGTACACAATTTCATATATGGATCCTGATGAAAATGTATACCAAACAAGTACTGGGGTTACGGTCGCTTGTCCTCCTAGGGTTTGTGCAGCAGGAAACATGTTTTGGATAACGTGGGTAAGTTCAAGCAACACAGTGTGTCTCTATGCCACAGACACAACTGGCTCTGTTGCGATTATTAACAACAATGTCGCAATCAACGCGGATGCAAACATAGGCGCTTCTTGTTGCCCTGCCCCAACTGACTGGTCAGCGCCTGTTGGGCATAGCGACACAGGGGTTGTGATTGCGTATTTTGACACCGTAACAAACCGAATAGAATTGATTCAGCATACCTCGACGGGAGCCACGGGAACGTTCACTTCTTACGTCCAATTAGTCGCAGCCATTAACTGTCCAATGGCTATCACGTCGAACAATTTAGATATCGGCGTTGCCGCAGCCGGCGACTCGTATTTTAACGGTTATTTATACGTATTTGGAAGCACAGGGCTATTAAGATCGGACACAATCTCAAGTTCAACGATCATTGAGCCACCCGTAATCGTGGCTCGTAACTACACTGATAGCGGCATTGCAAAGACAGAATTTATCGGGTTTTTTGTCGAGAGCGAAAACCCTTCTGGAACAAATCTTGCCTACAAGACAAGGACTTCATCTCTCACTGTGCTTCGATCCACTGGGGCCTATTATACCTCTCACAGTTCTGGTGCAAATCGCTGGCACAACCAGCGTCCAGCAAGTGCGCCGTTTGTAATAGGCGACAATGCCTTTATATGGATGTATGCCGGACCGGCATACGTTGATTCTGCGACTAGTCTTGTACAGGGAAAGTATGTCCTTGTTCGCTTAAACGACATGAATTCAAGCGGCAGCTTCGGGAACATCACAGCAGGAACGCAGCGAGTAGAAGGATTTTGTTGCAATGGCGACATATTGCCACCATCGCTGCTCCATTCTAAAGGCACTTATTTCGCCCCGTCCAATGTCGCGGTCGATGGCGCAACGTCATATTCATTACTAATGCGGGCTCGCCCTGTAAACGCAGTGAGCGATGACGCAGGCATGGTGCAATACACTTCTCCGATACTTGTAGAGGTTGATCACAATTCAAAAATATCGTTCATTAACCATGAAGGAAAAACCTACCTAGCTTCTGGATCTCTGAAAACGATCGAAGAGGACTGGCAAATCACAACGGGTTTTATTTTATTCCCTGAAATCGTTGCTGCGTCTAGCTCAAGTACTGGCGGGAGTCTTTCGGATGGAACCTATTATATCAAGGCAACCTATCGTTCGACGCTACAGGGCGGGTCAGTTACAGAGTCTGAGGAGTCGACAGTAGAAACAGTAACATTGACTGGTGGGACCAGCACACAGAAGATTACATTAAGCGTAACCGATTATGTCTATTTTCAGTATCCTCGTCAATATAAAGTAGTTCTGTATGTGTCTGCTGATAATGTCATTTTCTATGAATGCAAGAACGACGATCGAGGTGAGATCTCTACACGAGACCTGAGTCACGACTATGATGTTTTGGACACGCCTACGACTACACGGTTTATTTATACCACAGGTGGCGTTCTCGATAACCAGCAGCCAGGTTGTTTTACGGATATTGCAAAATACAACCAGGCTTTATATGGAATCGATCCACTGGCAAAAATTTGGTGGTCAAAAACGCTTACAGAAGGCAATGAGCCAGCATTTAACGCTTCCTTAACGCATCAATGTGAGGACGACAATGGTGGTTATTACCAACTAGCCAACATGGATAATTCCCTCTGGATCCTGGGTGTTAATTCCGTTCAGTATATCAACGGAAATGGTGCAGACGACCTCGGAAACAACAAGACGCTCACAATGCCAACCCAAGTACCAGGCTCTGACGGGATCAAAAAAAACACCAATGTGTGTATCGGGCAAAACGGGTGCTATTATTGGAGCGCAAAGGGGCCACGTCTTTTGCAAAGAGACGGGTCCATTGATCATCTTTTTGGACAGGCCATAGACGACTATAAGACTAAGACTTGTGTAGGAATTGTGCGCGCAGGAGATGAGATTAGATATTGCACATCAGATGGTTACTTTTTGGTATGGAACGAAATATATGGCATATGGAGTATCACAGAAACGTGTTTTTCTGTAACCGATACGATAGTTCACAACAACCAACATATCCTTTCTCTAAGCGACGGAACGATAACCGGCGAAGACACGTCACTGTCTACTGATAATATTGCATCACAAGGGATGTTTGTCGAGACCCCATGGCTTCGGTTGGGAGCACTGAACCAAGTGCAACGTGTTTGTCATATCGCACTTTCTACTGAATATTTGGCTGAACATGACCTGAAAGTGTCTGTTTTTCTAGACAACGAAACGACGGCCGCTCAGACATGGACTCAGGAACAAACAGGGCTGACAGTCGGGGAAATACAAGATTTCAGATTTCATGTTGGGAGTCGTTGTTCGAGCATTAAAATCAGAATAGAGGATCTTGAGCAAGGGGAATCAACCCCATCGATAACTGCAAGCTGTAAGGTTGTTTCATTGCAGATCAATGTTATGTTGAAAAAAGGAATCAAGAGGTTATCAATGGGCGCTGGATCTGGATCAAAATAGGTGGTTTATGGGACTTATGACCACATTCATGTATTGCAAAGACGTTCGAAGAACAGATCGTCGTGACGGCGCTACGGGTCCCATCCCATTTCGTTGCATAGATGATTTTGCGCCTGATCAACAAGAGCCCCTTCTGCAAAATACCTTGGCGGGTGCCCCTGATTACACCAAGGATCTGAAGAATAGCTCGCAACAACTACATGTGCCAGTTCGTGAGCAAGAGCCGATTCACAAAGATGCCTTGCGTCATCGCTTATTCGGACTCTTCTATTGTTTTCGTTTTCTGTGTGGATGCGCCCAAAAAAATATGATTGGAAATCTCTGCTTGTGTCGCCCGCAATGTCGGGGTGCTTTTCTGCTTGAAATATCTCTATCGTGTAGCCATCAAGAACCGATTCATCTTTTCCGTAAACCTCAAGAATCCCCCCTATCGCATAACGAACAACATCTTCGCCACCGTAAGCATCAATATTGCCTACGATATTATACCCCTTCGGGTCACCACAGCCGACAACAAACAAATAAACCAAAATCGCTTTCATGGCTCTGTTCATTGTTTTCTCGCTTTCTGTCTATAATTATACCAAATTTTTTATTTAAAGAAAAACTTTTTAACAACCATAGGTGATTATCATGGGTCTTGAGGCAACGCTTACAGGATACAAAGACATAAAATATGATCCATCAATATATACACCTGAAAAATATGACTACAAAATACCCAGTCAGTATGGGAATTTACTGACAAGCGGATTGCAAAGAAGTAGGCAGACAAAGGATTACACAACACAAGCCGCTACCGTAGGGACTCCGGAAACTGTCGCTGGGCCGGATATGACTAACGCAAACCAAATGCGAGAGAAGCAGCTATCTCTTGGGCAGGCATTAACAAAGCGTGCCGCTGGCGAGGTCCCGTCCGCAGCCGAAATGCAATTAAACAGAAGCCTTGCGAAGCAAATAGCGGCTCAAAGAGCCCAGGCTGCAAGTGCTCGTGGTGTATCTACAGGAATGGCTCAAAAAATGGCAGCCGAGGGGATTCTGACAGCGCAAAGCGAAGCGTCCGAACAAGCGGCACAGCTTAGAGCCCAAGAGCAGGCTCAGGCTGAGCAGACGCTTGGCGGTTATTTGTCTGGCATTCGCAGCCAAGACACGACTGCGGCTCAAATGGAGCAAGATCGGGCTTTAGCAGAGGCAGGATACGGTCAACAGGCAATGCTTGCGCAGGCCGGATATGAACAAGAAGCAGCACTGGCAAATCAGCAAGCAAGAATACAGGCTGAACAACAGGCTGAACAAAATTACCAACAATATTTATCAATGGGTATGTCAAGAGAAGAGGCGCAGCAAAAGGCAACTGCTGAGTATCATGCTCTTATAGCACAACAGCAGATGAACCAACAGCAAATCGAGGCGCAAATAGCCCAATCAAATCAGGCGCAAAAGGTTAAATCTAGAGGCAACCTTGTCAGTGGAATTGTTGGCGCTGCTGGGGGTATTGCCGCATCGATTTTTAGTGATGAAAGAGTTAAAACAAACATAAAAGATGTTCCAAAAAAATCACTTGGGTCGTTTCTGTCTAGCTTAAAAGGAAAATCGTACGACTACAAATCGCCAGAGCATGACCATGATCCTGGAGATAAACACATAGGAGTCATGGCACAGGCCCTCGAAAAAACAAAACTCGGGAAGTCTGTTGTTTCTGAAGAGGAAGGGAAGAAGAAAATATCACTTGGCAGAGCCCTTCAGCTTCTTCTGGCCGGAGAAGGCCATCTATACAGAGAAATACAATCACTAAAGAAAGCAAAGGCGGTGGCCTGATGCAGGAAAAAGAAAAGCTAAAAGAGCGCATAGCAAACATCAACAAGCTTGAGAAGTCCGGAGAAATTAACGAACATACGGCCAAAATCCTAAGAGCAGATGCTGAAGATATACTCTCAAAGATTAGTGGAGATGCACCACAAGTCGAAGCTGATAAAGTAATTGAAAAGATTAAATCTATGAGAATAAGGCCTTTCCTCGGCCTTAAAGGGGTCAATACACGGGAAGAATTAGAACCGAACGCTGTTACACGTGAAACAACACCAAAAGGCAATATTACAAATGAAGCTCAAAAAACATCGCTTGAGAAACGAATGAGTCGTGAAAATGCTATTATGGCATCCATTCTTAGCAAGGCTGTATACTCGGATGTTCTTGCAAAACCAGGACCTGGAATGATCAAACCAAACGACATGACGCGCATGTTTGGGATTGAGATTCCAGGAAAAGTTGGGGAATTGTCAATGGGGATACCGAGAAACGCTTTGACAGAAGAAGAAATGGAATTCCTCATAAATCGCAATACTCAAATGACAGGTGGGTGAGTGATGCCAGAAAACCAGGCGATCCTTGAACAACGTCTTCGTAACATAGAGATGCTAGAGAATCAAGGAAAGATTGAGCCAGAGACAGCGAAAAGCCTTAAAGACGATATTTTGACCGCTCTGGCAAGCGCTGGCAAGGCTGCTGCATCTGTTTTGACTGCATCACCAGGAGAAATGGCGAGCGGGTTTTGGAAGGCTGCCCCAATGGTTGCCGAGAAAGCAAGAGATTCTATCGGGAGCAGTGTTTTGCAGGGGGTTTATGGGAACATTCTTCCAGTTAAGGATATGGCTGGCTCTATGGCTGTTCCACAGCAAGAAAAAGGCGGTTATAATCCTGTCGAGATAAAGCCAGACGCCGAATCACCCGAAAGTCTTCTCGTGGGCGGCAAAAGCCAGTCTGCAATGCCGTCATCAGCCTACGACCGTTTCGACAGGCTACTTGCTGGAAACACAGGTGCTTTAAGGCGACAAACAAAAGAGACACAAGAAGCCATAGGAGCGGCCACTGAACGACGATCGGAAGCCGTTCAGCTTGAGGCAGAAGCCGGCAAGGCCCAGGCTCAGGCAGAAGCCGCTTATCGCGAGGAATCAGCAAAAGAGCAGGCCGCGGCCGAGGCTAAGTTTCAAGCAGAACAAGCAGAGATCAGGTCACAGCAAGAATCGCTACAAAGGGATATTGGTGCTGAAATAAACGAGCTTGGATCAATGAAAATAACAGATCGCAGGAGTGTCGTTCAGAAAATCGGATCTGCGATTGCAATAGGGCTTGGTGCATATGCTTCAGCTACATCGGGTGGCCCTAATCATGCGCTTGCCATAATAAACAAGCAGATCGATGATGATATCGCAGCACAACGCTCTGAATTTGAATCCAAGAAGGCTAAGATCACAGGCCAACAAAATGCATATCAGCGCCTTCGTTCGAAGCTTGGTGATAACAATGCAACCTACCAGGCTATGCGCGTAGGATACCTAGACCAGGTAAAGAATCAACTTTCCATGATAGCGTTGAAGCACAAGGGAACAGTTATTGAGGCAAGGGCGCAAGACATGGCTGCTAAGATTGAACAGGAAAGCGCAGCCATAAAGCAAGATGTAGCGGTAAAAATTGCCGATCAGGTTAGATCTGACATAGCGCTTAGGATGCAGGCACAGCAGCAACAGGATGCAGAAAGCCTTGCCTATGCGAAATCACTTGGAAACGGTGGCGGGAAGCAACTACCGGCTGCACGCGCTGAAGCTATTGGCAAGATTGCGGGGACAGTTAATGATTTAGACAGGCTTCTTGGAAGCTTTAAAGAAATGACAGGGCCTGAATCAATTGTTTCTCAATTTGTCCCTGGGTCAAAAACAAAACACATACAGAACCAACTGGACATATTCACAGTTATGCTCGTCAATTCTTTGTCTGGTGCACAAGTAAGCGATAAAGAAATAGAACGCTATGTTAAGATGGTGCCAAAGGCAACAACATTTGACTCAACCGCGTTGAACCAACTGCAAGCATTAAAAAATGCAATAGTCAGCAAGTACCAGTCGATAAAAAACTCGTATTCCCAAACAAATTGGGACGTGTCAAATCTTCCAGATTATGGAACACAAAGCAAACAACTTGGGCGTGCGTATGAGGGCTAGCCCATGCAGATAAAACCAAATGAAGTAGTCTTAATAAATAATAACGGCGATAGACGTGTTTTCGATCGGGACACAGAGGCGCAACTTGCGTTGCGCCAAGGGTACAGGAATGAAACAAGAGAAGAATATGAAGAAAGGCTAACAAAAGAGAGGTTATCTTCACCAGTCGAACAAGTCAAGTCCTTTGTCGCAGGGGCAGCTCGCGGTGCGTCGTTTGGTATTTCTGACGTAGTGCTATCAAGGGCTGATGAACAAGCACGAAAAAGCCTAGAATTACGCAAGGAAGTAAGCCCCGGCGCATCTATTGCTGGGGAAATTGCCGGCGCCCTGGTTGGGTCAAAGGTCGGGGTAGGAAAGGCGCTCGCGCGAGGAGCAGAAAGCATTGCCGCAAGGGCAACGGGAGGAATCGCAAGCTCATTACTTCGAAAAACTCTCAAGACGGCCATATCAGAGGGGGCAGAAGGGGCTGCCTATGGGCTTGGGCAAACTATTTCAGAAGAGGCGCTTGATAGCGACCCAGGAATCAACGCCGAACGATTGGTCGCTAATGTCGGAATAGGGTCTTTGCTCGGAGTGGCAGGGGGCGGGTTTCTTGGTCTCGCTGGTGGCGTAGCAGGGAAGGCCGGCGCTGCAATTCGCGGTGGCGAGAAAGCTACTGGTGACGATTGGCTGCGGGCTACAGTAGAGAAGTACACGCGCAGCTCGGCAGCGAAGAGCCTTGGCGCTGAACCAAGCGCATTTAAAAAGCTGGCCAAGCGATCGAAGACGTTCGAAGAATCTGTTGATGAGTTGGGTGAATTTCTAAGCAAAGAAAAGACGGCAGATGGAAAGCATCTTGTCGAAAAGTGGGACAACCCAGAGAAGATTTACGAAAAAGTTAGGACCTACAAGTCACAGATAGGAAAGCAAATAGGCGACTATCACGAAAGCCTGTACGAGATTAGCGGAGATAGCGCAGTCAATATTGATGGGTTTTTTAAAAGAGCAGATGAAATCATAGGCAAGAGGGAATCGTCGTTGCTTCCAGAGCTCAATCAGCGAGCTGAAAACCTTCGCAAAATTGTGGACAAGGCCAGGTATATTGATGGTCCTGATGGAAGCCGCGCTCCAAGGCAACTTACACTTCGGGATGTTGATGTATTCCGAAAAGACATTGACAGCATTGTATACCAGAAGGCCAAGCCAGGGACAGGGATAGTCCAGGCCCACCCAATGAAAGAAGAGCTAGGGTATTTGGCCAGAACACTGCAAGACGACATCACTAAGCATATTGAGAAAATTGCGAAACCAGCAGGTGCAGAAGGCAAGGCGTTGATCGCTGCATACAGAGACTTGAATCGAAAGTTCAGCTTTCTATCAAACGCCGAAAAAATAGGCGAGCGCGGGGTTATGCGCGGGTTCAGCAATCGAGCCTTCAGCCCGAGCGACTATTTGACGGCCATCGGTGGGTCGGCGTCGGGCGCGGCTGCGTTTGGTCCTGTTGGTATACCTATTGGTGTTGGGGTTGGTGTCGTAAACAAGATATTACGCGAGAGGAGCCGTGCAACAATCACTGCCATAGGTCGTTGGGCTCTCACAAAAGAAAGCGCATTATCGAGTGCGACAAGGACGCAAGCCAAAATAGAAAAAGCCGCTAGAGGAATCATAAAAAACATAAAACCGAAGCCAGGCCTTTTGGCTGGCATCACCTATGCGAAGGCAACAAAGCGTTCTCGCGAAGATGAAATCAAGGAATACAGAAGAGTACAAAATAAAATAGCAAGAATAGCAGGAGATCAAAACGGCCTTTTCGAAGATATGCGCAACAAAACGGCGTCTTTAAGCGATGCGATGCCGAATCTTGGCCAGGCATCACAAACAAAAATGGTTGAAGTGCTAAATTACTTGGCGGCGAAAATGCCAAAAGAAGGCCCTGTTGACCCGTTGCGTCCAAAAAAAGACACTGCGCCGGCCATCCAAGACGTGCGGCGGTTTATGTCACTTATTGAAATTGCAAACAATCCGTCATCAATTCTTGACCGTATGTCCGATGGTCGTATGCCAACAGTTGATGAGATGGATTTTTTGAGGGCTTGCTTCCCTCTTGTGGCTCAAGACATAACACGAGCAATCACTGAATCTTTGGAGCGACACAGCGGAGATCTTGGGTACCAACAGAGGCTGAACATCGCTCGTTTAATTGGCATCAAACAGGCAGTAAGCCCGAAGATAGATTCAATAAAACAAATAGCCCAACAGGAAGAGCAGCAAAAGAAAAATGAATTCAAGTTAACCGCCAGCGCATCAAAGCAGCTTGGTAAGAGCATAGAGAAAAGAGCAGAAGGCGTAATCTACAGCTAAGGAGTTTTGCATGAGAAGATTGTTGCCTGTGTTGACTGTCTTTGTTTTGTTTGTTGCTTTTCGTTCCCCATCTTTTGCTGATGGCTCTCTTGAACGTGTTGTCTATGTGGCCACAGTGTCTGATGTTGAGTTCACTGACCTTGCCATCAATACAACAAAAACCACGGATGCCATCAGGACCCTGGGTTTTAATGAGGTAACAGTTTGGATAAATTACACATATTCAAGCGCAACCTATGTCAATATGACATGCGAAGAGCAAATGATAGGCGATACAACAACATGGTACAAAATACCTATGTGCAACGATTCGTCTCCTCCTGACTCGACATGTGAGCAATTGCGAAAACGATGGCCTGTAATAGCGAACGACGCTTGGCGTTGGCGTATTCCTATCATGGGCCGTCGTTTCAGGTGTTCATTCATCACGACAGGTGGAGGAAGCAGTGATGTAGCCTCTGTGCGTTTTATGGCGGGAAGACAATGAACACATTATTGATTATTGCGCTAGCTCTTGCATCCCCAGACTACGACCTATCATGGAAAGGGTTTCCTGGCTCTGGGGGGACAATCACAGGCGACTTGTCGATTACAGGGACACTTGGCGTTACTGGCGCAACAACGCTTACAGGTGGGTCTACAATCGGGGAAGATCTTGTTCTCGTATGCTCAAGTTGCCCATACCTAGTTTATACCCCATCACAGACAACGGATGCAGCGGGAGATGGCCTTACGATACACGCCGGGCATGCCTACGGCACAAGCAAAAATGGCGGCGACTTGTTATTGTCGGGTGGCGCAGGAAGCCACGAAATCGCGTGTGACCAGTCAATAGCGGCTGGGGATACCATTACAATAACGGTTGACGGCTCAAGCACCACGCTCACGGAAGGCGTAGAGATCAACGCTGGCCTGAATGATAATGAATGGTGCGCGAGCGTGTGTACTGGAATCAATGCGATATCAGGCGTAAGTTGCTCTGGCACAACGTCCCCGATTCACCCGTCCACAGATAACGCATCATCGGTGGTATCCTATGATTTTGCAGATGGCGGTGTAGACGGTGAGTCTCTTGTCGACACTAAAGGCACCGACGGCGTTGTTGTTTTGCCGAATAAATCTAATGAGTGGGCATTCAAATTAAAAGGAATAGATACAGGGTTTAAATCATATTCTTCAGGTCAGAGCCTTCTGTTGTTTGTTAACGGCTCGAACATAGGCAATTACACAAATGCCACGTTCTTCTTGAATGGAAATTTAATACTGCTTTCTTCAAATAAACGTATTTACGATTACAACCAAGCTTTGAATCTGGGGAAAACCGCGACAACGTCACATAGTCTAGCGGCGCAAGATGACGTAATAGTAGGTGATGATCTAGAGGTCGACGGCAACCTGTATGCCGATGGGGATATAATACAAAGCACAGAAAAAGGGGCAGCATGGAAACGAGAGCCGTCTGTGAAGACCGTGACATTTGCAGCGAACCCCGGCGACGCGAGCAAGACTACCAGTGGCCTTTGTCCTGCCAATGCCACAATTAAAGGCATCACCTGGCGAGTGGTCACGACAGGGACGAATTGCGCATCCGTTGAAATCGGCGACGGTGTAGATGCGGACATGTTCGCTACAGCCTTCGGCATCACCCAAGGCGACACAGGCGATATATCAGATTACACCGACACGACACGCGTCAATGTACACGATGCAGCGGGGTTCGAGGCGACCGTGACAGCCAACGGCGGCAACTGCTTCGATCTTTCCATACGATTTACGTGTTTTTACGAATATCTAACTGCCGACACGGCGAACTGAGGAAGACATGAACGCATTATTGCTCGCTGTTGTTTTATCCGCGCCTGGAGATCCGTATGTCCAATGGTTTAGCGAACGAGTGCAGCTTTCTTCGGGTCAAAAGTCAACACTGGTGTCCCAGGTGTTGGCAAGAGCCCCAGGTGTAGTTGTGTCTGAGTTAATGAAGCTTGAGTGTAAAAGAGAGAATGGTTATGCGTGCTGCACTCCATATACAAACGAGCCGCAAACAGGAACAGCGATACGGGATTTACTTATAGCTGGCGTAACTTGGACTCCTGGGGAAGAAGCAGAAACACAATTAAAAGAATGGACGAGGTTTTGTGTCACAGGATCGGCTCTATCAGCATTGGCAACGTTCGTCGGCAACATTACAACCGAATCGAGCGGGCTGCCATTGCTCGGAGCTGTATTTGATAGGCCCGCGGGAACAACAGATGTATACCTGACAACTGAGTACAAGCGCCCCATGAGCTCCGCTGATTGCCTGACATACTCCGACAGAACACTTATACCCATGGGGATTGTACCATAATGATTGTTTTTATTTGCGACAAAGAAGGCCTATGGCACGCAACAAAAGAAAAAAGCGCAGATAAAGTATCTAATGGTGACAAAGTAAAAATATTATGCAAAAAGAAAAGCAAGGAGGCCTTTTTTTCTGCCGAGGAAGAAAGTGTTTTAGCGTTTACCTTTAGATATGAAAAGTTTTTTGGTGTTAGACCAAGGGTTTGCGACAAATGTTGCAGCATTGTTTTGAACGGGAAATAATTTGAGCCTAGTTGACACTGCACAAAAAATACTGAATGAGTCAACGGCTTTTGGTGCTTTGTCTATTTTTTCGTTGTCAGTAATAGGATGGCTTTTGAGGGAAAGGAAGCAGCTTCTCTCTGATGTATCAAAATCAAGAAAAGCGTTTGTAGATCAATTGATCGAACAAGCGCGAATTGAGCATGATGTAAATACTCGCCTTTCTTCTCAACTTATGTCCTTCAAACTAATCAAAGCATCTCTTGAAGAGAGGAAATGGCTAGAAAATGCTTCGAAGAAATAAAGAGAAGTCACCAACGTTAATACAAACAATCATTGCTCTATCAATGAATGAGGAAGCGTTTAAGGGTATTAACAAAGAGAAGATTAGGGCCCTTGGTGACGAGTATTACAGAAAAGAGCAAAAAAAATGCGGAGAATATCTTGTAGAACATGGCGTGCTCACAGAAAGCCAAATGTATCTTGCTCTTGGCATACAAGCTAAAATCAATGGCAACGATAAGCTATCTATCGACAACCTATTGATCGCCATGAAAGAGATAGCAAGACGCGCTTATGAAACGATGACGCAAGCAGATGCATTATCAAAAGCGATAGAAGAAGAGATCAAGACAAATGAGTGACATAATTAAAGGGAACTTATTTATCGGAAACAGCAAGGATAGTCGAGGCCGGTGTATGTCCTGCCCGTTGCCTGTTGATGTAGATAGACTTTGCGGAAAGGTCAGAATAAACGAAAAAAGAATATCAGAAATACGGGCGGGACAGATAGAGCTATCATCAAGGCTTGAGGGATCAATCAAGCTTCTTGGCGAACATATAGGAAGATTCGCGCAAAACTTAAGCAAAGTCGATATTATTGAAGAAAGGCTTACAGATAAAATATTGTCACTTAGTGAGATGCTGCTTGAGTTAAAGCGTACGATTAGAGACATGAAGGGAAAGCAATGATAACGCTATTTAAAAAGCTTTTTCAAAAGCTTCTGTATGACGAGCTAGCTGTTAGGCGATGGGCGAGAAGTTTGATGTTTAGTCTTTGCGGTATTGGTGTTGCCTTTGCTGATCAGTTATCCTCTTTAATCGAAAGCGCGGATGCCGTCAAGACGATAAAGATTGTTGGCGTTGTTTGCGGTGCTCTTGGCGGCGCAATTACAGCCGGAGAAAAAAACAAGAATCAAAATGCAAAAGATTAAAGGTTACATTATTATTGTTCTTGGGTTTCTTGTGTCAATAGTGATGGCTGCTCTTGGTGCACTAGCGCTGTTCAAGAGTAGAATTGAAAACAAACGACTTGGTAATATAGCAAAAGACTTAGCGAAAAAGAACGCCGAACGAGCCAGAGAACAAGCGAAAGAAGCAAAAAAATCCATAAGCGCTCAAGCCGAGAATGCAATAAAAAAGACAGACGATA